TTCTATCTTTTCCTGGTAATAAGAATCCACAAGTGCCATTTGTTTTTGATTCTTATAGTCGACAACCATATCTCCATTAAGTGAACTTTCGAGATTGCTTATCCCCTGCTGCCTAATAGACGCTTCTCTTTGTGATGCCACATCACGCTCAAGGCGATTCAATAGCTTATCAAAGTCATGGACGCTCATCTCTTTTGTAGGGTCTATAACTTCTGAGATTTCACCATTTGCATCATAGAAATTGAATTTCTTCTGACCAGTTTTAATTTGTTTTAAGGCTAAGGCTTTATCAGGTTGCTCATCAAACCAGCGTTGAAGACCAATCCGCGCCATATTGCTGCGAACCTTATCTCTGAAATTAACTCTGAAGTCAGCTGGGTACAGAGGACTTCCGAGTTCATCGTTTTGATTAAGCTGCCCTTCAATTGTCAGCATGTCATATTGAACTTGCCGAGATGCTTGGAATGCCACCTCTGAATTAGAATTCAACATATCTGCGGCTGATTGCTCAAGGCTTTTCATAGATTGGTTCAGAAGGGTTAAGCTGCTTTCTTTCAGTGCATCAGTATTCAGCCTGATCTTTGCATCTGTAGCTCGTGTAATATGCGGTGTCGTCAATATGTCAAACTTAGCCCTCAGCTCATCCACCATAAATGGAGATGCATCTTTTGTCAGGCCTTTGAAGGCGGCCTCAAACTCTGTCTTTAAAGCTTCAGGATTCGCCGGGTTCTTCATATAGACTTCCTGCACCATTTGACGTGCAGCGCTTTCGAACCTGTTATTGTATAGCTTTTCAGCAGAGGAATTTAATTCCTGAGCCATCTTGGCAGCATCTTGGGCAATTCCTTGTGCCATGCGTTCAGGAGCATCGGTTTGTGGCAATTGGGGTAATGTAATCCCTTGGGTGTATTGTCTTTGATAGGGTTCACCGTATTGTCGTTGATACTGTCTAACCATTTCTTAGTAAACTCCTTAGGTCTGTATACATGTTCGACCCTGATTTAAACATGTCTGTTAAGGCTTTATTTTTTTTAATTCTTCCTTCTAACTTTTTAGCTGCTGCCTTTGTCCTTGATACAGACGCATCTGAACGCGCGGAAGCAGCATCCAATCTTGCCTGTCGGTTAGACTGATTAATGTCTTCTGCTGCATTTCTCTGGCTTACTATATTAGCCCTTGCCGCAGATCCAGATCCAATATCAACTCCTCTTGCAGCATAGAACGCTGATGTTGATGCCATATCATTAAGAAGCTGGTCTCTGATGCTATTTGCTCTTTCTTGCGCATTAAGCTCGATCTGCTTAGCTTGAAGCTCTTTCCACTGAGATTCCATTAGGTAACGCTGTTGGGCAAACCTTGCCGCCTGCCCTGATGCATACATTTGGAGTCCACTACTGGCAAATGAACCGAAGTTTGTTAAGAGGGATTTCCCAGTCGGATTATCAAGGGCTTTCCCCATCTTGGCCATTCCACCAAAGGCAGATCCAAAAGTTGTCGTCAAATTTTGCATTTATACACTCGCCTCTGTTGCTATTGCTAATAGGGTAAAAGGAAGAGGAATATCTTGGGTAATATCCAGCTGTCCTAGATCATCCCAACCCCGGAGACCTTCAATTCTTTCATCACCTGTGAATAGAGGTGTTGGTTCATCAAGCATGAGTTGACCATAATTTCCAAACGTGGCGGGGACTCCATTGACCTTAAAATCTCCAGTATTGTATACTCTTAGCGTTGCTTTAGTAATTCTCTTCTTACTTCCCATTCTTTCCCCAGTGTTGAATATATCTTCGAAAGGAAGCGTTTTGACTCTCAAGGGAACGCCAAGCCCGAACTCGACACCGTTTTTGTCTTGGAAATACTCTGGAACATCTATTAAGCCGTTTGCGTCTGCTGTTGCTTCTACAGCTACCGTCCCAAGCCTTATGTATATGTCGTTCCCAGCAAGATGAGGTATTGTCACTTGTGCGGCAGGAAGATCAATTAACTTGGCAGAATCTGTGGTAACAGAGAAATCCATCACTTCAAGGAAGTTACGATTGACGCCATTTACACTTCTGGTTACAACGGTATAGACGTCATCAATATCCACACCGACAGCTTTATATGATCCTTGTGTTTCCCATAGGCTGAAAGCCTGTACATTCTCCTGCTTCATATAGGCGCCACAGGCCATTGTCCCATCACTGTTAACAGCTAGCAATATAGTTGCATCTTCTGTGTTGGTGCTTCTTCGTATAGTAAAATCTATGGGTGTTCTAATCAGGTGGGAGGAATACAAAGACACATTCGTTGGGGTGAAGGCGCCTTCTTCATCACTATAAACGGTTGACGAAATACTGTTGCCCCCACGTTGAACAAATAGGATGATCCCATTGGAAACGACTGGTCGCAATCCTATTTGGCTACCTATTTCTGATTGTGGGATGAATCCAACGTTAGTTGGCGTAATGGCTGTCACTCGCGGCATGATAATGGCGGACTCCCCACCAGTTGAGAACACCTGTAAACTGCGATGCGCTAGTAGATTTATGATGGGCTCTTCGTTATCTGTATCAGCCTCGATCCCATCCGTATCCCTTAGTAGTCCCTGATCGAAATCATAGAATTCTCCCAGGCGGGTTGCCCATATTGTGCGTGGTCTACTCAGGCTCCCACCAATCCATAGGCGAGATTGGAAGAAAGCCCCACTCCTAGGATATCCTCTTGTGGGAGACCAAGAAGGCTCCCATCCGGTCAATATCTCCCAGTTTCCAGAAGCTATTGCAGAAGTGTTATAGAAAGGTATTTCCATTAAAGCTTCGACAACGGTAGGAGATGTATAGGAAACAATCCTCGCCCTTCCTCCATTGCCTTCAATAACCTGATTCACATGGTTAATGTTAAAGGCCGCGGCACCTGCGGTTAAAGTAACCCGACCATTTATCGCGCTAGGGGTTAGCGTCGTTGCTGGGGCTGTCGATCCTGGGACAAAGTCGTACAAGGGGATATTTTGCCAGTCTACAGGAGCAACAATCCAGAGGGTGTCTGATCCATCCCTTACAATTTCGTTAACAGGTATCTCTTCATGGAAAAGAAATGTTTTATCTCCCCCATAAGTCCAGTTAAGGATTGGCAATCTTGCGCTAATGTAATCTACAGCTCTTATGGATGCCAGGTATGTTCTGTTCCTGTAAACATCTACATTCTTGTCTGAAAATACGAAAATATATGATTGACCGACGTTGAATTTATAAGAAACAATTCTCACATTTGACAGATCGTTCTGATCTATCCAGACATGCATTTCGCCTAGACTAATAATCGCTGCGCCAAGGTTAGTCGCGCCTATTCTTATGAACCTGACATACCTTGCAGAAGCATTCACTTTACGTCTTTCTGTTCTGGCTGATGTCGTCAAGGGGATCGGGTTGCCTATAGTCTGCCAGGAAATGTGGTCATTAGATATTTGTATAAAGAATTCATTAGAAATTGACCCTGTGCTGATGGTCAGGTTAACAAGATCGACGAATCCTATCTTTTGCGCGGCCCCAAGATCGTATTCAAGAACAACGTATGGATTAGTTGCCCCTATCGGATTAGTGGTCTGGAATAAAGTATTGGGATCGTTGTCATTTGCATTCGCAGTAGCTCCCCCATTTGGAGCCGTGATAGTAACTCCAGCAGTAGATCTTACAATGGTTCCTGTAATCTCATTTATGTTTATGCTTCCCATCCGGCGTTTAACCCCGCCTTCTGGGATGACAATAACGTTTCTTGCTTTGTCTAACCCTGCATAATAATAATCGCCATCATTTCTGGCGATTAACTGTGGCTCTAGCTCTCCAGCAGTGAATCTATTCTGTCTCTTTAAGGCCATTAAGAAAACCTTGCTTGAATAAGTTCATAATCTGTAACTGGTTCTGCAGGCATGCGCTGAGAGTCTAAACGCCTTGCCTGTCCGAAGAGACCGCCCATTCCGTTATCCTGAGGGGGGCCAAACGCACGTACATGTTTAATGTTTGCTAGATCTTGTTTGTCTGTAAGTATGGGGGCAAGCTTTGATGCTAAGGCCATGACAAAGAATTCTGTGAACCAATAAGGCCACTTGTCTGGATCTACATAAGCTTGGTAATCGGCGAATAATCTTTCTGTATTGGCATAGACCTCGTTGCCAAATATCTCGTATTCCTTGTAAGGCGGAAGACCTCTTGAGTCACTTTGGAAGAGCGCTCTGAGATTTAGCATGTCTGCTGGTAATTGAAAGGCGTATTCCCACTCACCTAATGGTGGTTGTAACAATTGCCCTAATTGGGCTTTCTTCATTGTAAAGCGCCATGAGTAGATGGAAAGAAGATAGGCGCTGTAATCATCCCATATTTCACCGCAGACAGCTGCGGCTTCGAAGTTTGATTCTTGTTGAAAGGAAGAGATAGGCCTCAACCCAAGTTCTGTGAGAGCGAGGGAACACACCTTATACTTGTTAGAAGCCATATCTCTTCTCCCTCTCTTATGGAGTTACCGTATATACAATGTACAAAGGTTGTTCTCCAGTAGAGGCTCCGTCAGTGACTGCATTTAAAACGTCCCCAGCAGCAAGAACATTTGCTGCTGTTGGTGCTGAGGTAAATGTTGTCCCAGCTGTAGATCCAGCAAAAGCAGCTGTAATAGCCGAGTTAGTAATAGCCACGCCACCAATGTTAAATGTAATCGCTGAGTTTGCTGTTGTAATTGTCCCACCGAGAACAGCGGTGATCCCCGTAATTGTTCCAGGTACAGCAACAGTCAGAGAGGCTGTAGAGGCCGTTGAAACATCAGGGATAACAGTTGTTAGGATCTGAGCTCCGTCACTCACATTTGAAGCAAGGATGAATCCGTTGATCTTCAAGGAGATCTGAAATTTAGTAGATCCAATGATCGCAACTGGTGTTGTATCAAGATCAGCGACATGCTGAACTTCGATGATATCTCCTACTTCGAGCTGTGTCGCAAGAGCAGAAAAATAGTTCATACCACCAACTGTCGCAGCTGTATCAGTTGTTCTATAAACGTAGTATTGTGCAGACGCGCCACGGCGGGATTGATTCCCAAGTTTGCCTACACCTTTCATGTCAAATGCCATTTAAAACTCCTATTAAGCTGGGTTAACTTCAACTGATTCATCAGCTGTAATTTGTACGATACCGTCATCATCAATATTGATAGCGCCTCCAAAAAATTTACCTGTGACCAACCATGATGTTTTTTGAGCGATATAGTTCATATCAGTTTGTTGTTCCATACCAATGGCAACGCCGACCGCATCATAATGCCACGCAAATACTGTGCGGTTGTTACCAACTAATGGAAGACCACCTTCCTTACGATCTTCGATAAGATGAACATTGAACCCTAGGTAGGAATTTATATTGCCATCTACCAATGCACGAACTGAGTTATAGTCGATGCTTGTAGCTTGGGTTGTGCCAAGAAGCTGTTCCATACATGTTGCGGAAATAGCTATATGACGGTTTTCGGAAGGCACACCATTTGCATCCATTATCTTCTTTGCACGGCGCATCTTCGCAACGTTGAATGCGTTGTTACCACCGACGCCAACGGCAACAGTATTCTTATTTGCCGGGACAAGGGCCTTATCAATCATCATCTGATCGCGACGACGCCCCATTGCTGCTGCGACTGCCTTGACAAGCTCGCGCCGTTCATCGAAGTTAACTTGTGCCTGTGCAAAAATGTCAGTGTATTCAGGCGCTAACCATGACTCTAGGACGGCTGTTCTATTAGAATGTTGAATATTCATAGGTGTCACATCAGTCTGGAAAATGCGTGGTTGAGCTATGCCTTTACCCATAACTGGGAAACGGTGAGTTGATCCTACGACACCTGTACGTGTACGGCATGTGCCAATAAGCCTGCCCATACTTTGGAAAGCTTGATGCACTTCAGCATCAAAGGACGCAATAAATGCGGCTGGTAATGTTTGAGACATAATAGACCTCGTAAAAAATTAAAACCAAATAATGAATTTCGCCCATTAGGTGGCCTTGTTTTTACGGGTCCGCTATGCGGAGAGGGCCGCGTTACAAGGGTAACGAAGCTCGAGTTAACTTGCTCGACAAGTTCCATCTTTCTGGAAGGTCAGCGGGCCTGTATAGGACAGGGAAGCCGCATAGATAACAAAGTTATAAATAACCTGCTACTGTATTGATAATACAACATTTTAGGCTGCTCATCCAAATAAATAAGCAGCCTAATTAGCAGAAAATCACCCATACATTCTGTTGAAGTAATCTTCAACTTTTCTCCTCAGAACTGGATCTCCTCGGTCGTACTCTGGGGAGGCTAGAATCTTATTAATCTCTTCGCGGGAATAATCGCCACTTGTTGGCGAAGACTGTGTGGGAATATCCATTGTGTATCCAGACACCTGGCGCAGTTTGCTTAACAATCTGATCTGGCTAGCCGTCACTGGCATATTCAGAAATTCTTTATACTCTTCTTCTGAATAAACACCTTGTTTGTATAAGGTTCTTCCCCAGTCTCTTAAGTTGCTGATCATTTGAGGAGCTTCTTCACCAAGCTTACTCATCTCCTCTTCATAGACGCGTTGTGCCCGCATCTCTACTTCTTCTGCGTCATCTCCATCATCATCGCTAAATGACTCATGAACTTCTTTAAGAAGGATAGAGAACTGCTCCTGGCTTAGTCCGGCCTTATGAGCGAGAGCCTTTAATTTCTCTGCTTCTGCTTCATTCTGGACCTCAAGGTCGTCTATTATTTGATATCCTGATGGATCTTTTGGTACTTCTTGAAAACCCTTAGCCAGTTTCTGACGCAACCCCAATACTCTATTCTGCTCATTCAGATAGGCCTTATAGATATCTTCGGCTTTATAGACACCATTTTCTTTGTCCCAGAATTCATCTGGAAAACCTTCTGGCTTCTCGAAGTATTGTTTGATACCTTCCCTGTCATTCGTCAGGACGGGTCTTTCCCCGGGAGGAGTTGTATCGTCTTCCATAAGTTCTGATTCATCAAAGTCTCCCAATAGACTTACTTCATCTTTTACATCGTATTCTGTCATTGTCCTGTTTTCCCTCTTTCTGCTCTAATCTTGATTTCGCGGATAATATCGTTCTGCCCTTCTCTTCGGCTTCCCTGTACTGCTGCTTGGTCGTAAGACAATCCCGGCGGGATGCTATATGTATCCAGCGTAAACTTCTTAAAGTAATTAAAGACGTTTCTTCCTGCCGGCGTACTAAACGTGGCATAGAAATCCCTGTTTAACTCCTGCTCTCTTTGCTCTGCTTCTTCTTGGGCTTCTCTAGCTTGTTGCTCGATATCCCCAAAAGCATCATAAGCATTAGGTGTTGGTGTCGGTATCACTGTATCATTGCTCCCTCTTGTTGCATTGCTGCGGCGGCCATTTGTGACTGCGCAATCATTTGTTGCATTTGCGCTCTTTCATCCTCGTCTCTTAACAAGGTTGAAGCGACGCCTAGCTTATCTCCAACGTATTGACCAACTTCTTCTAGTTTGAAGGTAAGCATCACAAGTTCCTGCCCCCCAATGCCTCTAACAACCTCGACAGCTTGGACTAGGCTTTGCAAGTCTTGGTATCCTTGTTCTTTGGCTATTGGGGACAGAACGTTGATTTTTAATCTATAATTATCAATCTTTGACAGCTCTGGAGGTAGATCAATAAGACCCTTCATATCCAAAATTGTGATAATGTTCTGCCAAAGAGGTTGGACAAACTCATACATCAAACGACCGAAATAGCTATCTGTATCAATTCTTCCGCTTCTTTCTCTGGCTGCGATTTCTGTAGCGGATCTGACGGGTCCTATTTCAGGTGGTAACCTGTCGTTCAGAAGAATCGTTTTAATGTTTGCCTGTAGCTCAGATGCCATTAACTGTTGAAGGTTTACATCCCCAGCTCTTGGTAGTGGGGCAATAGAAGGCCCGTTCGGTCCACCATTCCGCGCAACAGTAATGAAAGATCCAGGAGTTAATCTTAGAGTGTTTGGATTTATAATATCGTTATCAGCAACGGTGTATAATCCATAAACGTTATACTGCGCACTCCTGATAGATAACTCTTTGGATTTGTTGAGCATCTGTAGATCGGCAAGGCATTGGATAAGTGGCCCGCGTCCATAAGATTCAACAGCCGTCTTCCCAAGACGCGTCACAACCCATGGATTGAAAGGCAATATATCCTCGACAATCCTCTCTTCGCCTTCGCAAACGATAACGTCGTAATAGTATTGTTTCTTAACCTTATAGGTTGCCTCAATGATCGCAACATTGCATTCAGGATTCTGTTCGATCTTTCGAAGCAATGTTCCTGAAAGTTTAGCCTGTTTCCACTTCTCTTTAATCAGTTTTCCAGTAATATCAAACTTTCTAAAGACTGCGCCAACAGTTCCATCAATTCCATCTTCTAGGGAGATTTGCTCAATAGGGACAGGGATAAACCGTATAGGGACTTCATCGTCTTCACCCGGCAGGACCATCATGGCGGCAGTACCAACGCTCAGATCATAATAGAACTCAGAGACGGCAACGTTGAAGTTAGAGCTATTGATGACCTCAAACCCAACTTCTGTGATAATCTCCAAACCTTTATTTACTGCTCCAGCAACATCTTTTGGGATAGCGGGGCCGGCCTTTAGCTCTACCCATTTCTTGAAGGCTGGGGTAAGGCTGGCTTGCATGTGATTGACAAAGCTATTGACAGCAATAATTCCAGTGGAGTCATAGACCTCGTAGTCTTTCTTCCTTCCTGGTGTTACGCTGCTAGACGGGGTTGTTGTCCCGTCATATGTCTCGTTGAAAAGGTTGCGTTGAGGCAACCCTAATCTATATGCACGCTCATAAAGGTCTCGGAAGAGTCTCTTTTGAACTAGCGATTTCTCGTACCGTTCGCATACACGGCGTGGGCTTTCCCTCATCCAAGAGTAGGTCTTAGAGATGGTGACCCAACGCCTGTCTCAGCGCCAGCAAGAAGAGAACGTCTACCGCGACGACGGCGTGTTCGCTGGTTATCGCTTTCTTCGCGTTGAAGGCGTTCTTGTTCGTCTCTTAACTGTTTTTCGCGCTGAGAAACTTCACGGGCTTGAGCTTCTTGCTCTTGGCGTACAATAGATAACTGTTCGTTCTGGGCTGCTTCATTCGCTGCATTAGCCCGCTTCATCTCTTTGTTGGCTTTGTATTGATCTCTTGCAGACCCAGCCATTCCACCTATAAGGGCGCCAGGAAGTCCCCCCATCAACCCACCAACAGCAGCTCCTACAATTGGTAAATTATTTTTAGCAACCCTTAATACATTCTGAACAGGCTTAAAAGCCTTTTTAAAAGTTCTTCTTAGACTAAAACCCATGTGTGTCTCCTAGATTTGTTCCACCCCAGCCCTCACTAGACGTTTAAAAAAGCCTCTGGGAGTCACAGACATGTTACGTATATTCAATATTGATTTTACTATGCTTACACACGAATAGCAACCTCGAGGTCGCCATGATTCTCCTTTATTTACAACAACTTGATAAGGAACTATTGCCGTTGAATCTTGCCTGTAGAGTTCTATCATACTTTCAATCGGACAATCGAAAACATTGATATATACGCCCCAATGAAGAGGATCTACAATCATGGTTTGGTTGTTGCTTACCTTGGCGATAAGAAAGCAATGTGCATAGTCTTTATGCAAGAAATAATGCCACCACCTATCCTTAGGTCTTCCCCTCTTCTGGAAGATAATGTAGTACCAATGGCCGCCCTCCCACTCATCGAGCATTAGAACACAGCCCAGTCAGTGTTTGCCCTGTGAACGTTATTAAAGTTCTTTTGGTCATTCTGGGCAACGAAGGAAGCAAAGGTCAATGCCAACGAGTCGGCACAATCTGGAGAGAAGTGCCCATCAAGAGTCATCTCCTCTTTGCTCATAAGGAAGAATATTCCTTTGTCGTCCCAGTCTCCTTCCATAGAGATCAATTCATTATACAGGTCCTTGTCACGTGGTATCTCCGCGCCGTCTTCAATCCATTGACGCATTCTATCCCACATCTCTGCTCGTTTGTTTCTGTACTTCTCTTTGTTGTCTGCCTGCTTGCCAGAGATAACAGGGATCACATTCATCTTAAGCTGACGACATGCATCCACTACACCAGCCCCAATCCCAATAGCATCAATGAAGACTGTTATATTAGGGAAGCCCGTCATAAATTCATATATCTTATGCGCTATAGGAAAACTTGTCAGACCATAGAACTTCTTCATCAGATGAACCTTACGACCCTGCCTTACCGTTATAACGGTCATGTCCCGTTCTCTGCCAACGTCTACGCCCATTACATATGGCATATTAAGATATCCCTCGGCGTTGTACTTCATGCACATATCTACAGCATGTGTCGGAATCACCTGCTTAAATGATTGTGATGGGAAATCTCCACGCACGCGGACTTTCACGAAGTCTGAGTCCTCGCCCCGGTCTTCAATCCATTCTTTGATAAGTGATTGGTTTGCTAGCTTGCTCTGACGGCTATCTACTCTGAATTGCTTCCAGCGATGTGAGAAGTTACGGAAACATTCACGAAACATACCAATGTTTCTATTCGGGTTACCGAAGACAAACCACATTGCTCCAGTTGTTGTCATCGCACCTTCTATGACTTCCCATATGATGTCAGGGATGCCCGATGCTTCGTCAAATATAACAAGGACGTTATCTTCGTGGATACCTTGGAAAGCTTCAGGCCTGCTTTCATTCCAAGTGATAGCGGCAGTGAACCAAGTCTCGGGAGATTCTTTGAGATAGAACTTAGTTGCTGTCCACTCAAACCAATCAGCATTAAGAGCCAACTTATGCCATTTTGCAAGCTCGCGCCATGTCTTGGTATCAAGCTGTGCCCCTGTGTTCGCAGTGATGACGCATTGAGGATTAGGACGTGTAGACATGAACCAGATGATTAACCAAGATGTAAGAGCACTCTTCCCTACCCCGTGACCTGATGAGACTGCTGCCCTTATCGCACTTGCAACATCTCCATTATGCCTCTTGGCGATTTCGTCACGGATATAGTTCAGCAAGTCTTTCTGCCATTCATCGGGTCCGTCAGCATCTGCTAAAGGTGTTCCAGCTTCACCCCATGGAAAGTTAGCCATGACAAACTTGTAGGGATCATCTCGGTATTGTAGTAGGAAATCGCGTAGGTCGTTCATTCAGCCTCTGGGTCTACTTTAATGTAAACATCTATATACCCCTCATATTCACCAGTAAGGGGGCTGGGCATCAATCTCATATAAGCCTTGCTTGTGGTTCCTATAAGTGCGCATCTCATGACTTCATCCCTCATCCATCAAAATACTCCCGATCGGGTTTATTCCCCTCTCATCAGCCGATTAACGATATTTGGAATCACGGTACTTAGTGTTAGCTTGATTGCTAGCTCTCTCGTGCCTTCGCTTAGGTCTTCGAACTTATCGGATAAATGACCATCAATCAGCTTTATAACTTTCTCCTCAAGTACTGGATCTTCCTTGGTGAACTGTGTGAAATCAATGTCTTGCATCGTCATTATCTTGCTCCCAGCTCTTGGCCTTAAATTCTACTACTCGCCTAAACTTGCTAATCTCGTAATCAATAGAATAGAGACGAGAATTGATCTCATCCATCCTTTTATCAAGTCTTGCAGTTGTAAGGATCATGTAAACGAACATGCCGAACAAAATAGGCGCTGCAAAATATTCCATCCTATCTTTCCTTTTCCTTCTCTACTTTCTTCACCCTTTCTGCCGCCTCTTGGATCTTCTGTGCAGTAGAGATTGTTGCTGTCACATCAATCGTCTGCTCTTGTCTATCAGACCACTTGAATCTGTTCTTCATGTTCATATACCAAAGGGTTGCATTGAACTTCTGATCGTGCAGGGATTTGCGCCCATTCTTCTCCCACCAGGCTTCGCACAATTGCTCACCTTTTTTTAAGGCGTCGGAAAATTCTGGGTATTTCTTAGACCAGTCATAGAGTGTGTCTTTACATATTCCCAATTCAGCAGCTACTTCTGTCTTGCTAGCTCCTTCAGACATAAGATCTACTACTTTAGCTAACATCCAGTCTGGGCGATAATCTGTAGGTCTTCCTACTGTCATGCGTTACTCCTATTTTTTATATCTCAAACAACGATACTTCTAGGCATCCATCTTTAATGACTTCACACCGTCTTACGTATATCTCATCAATCTGGGAATCATCTTTGAACAGACCTGTATGCATGACAGAGTCTATTGAGATCTTCAGCAGGTTATCTAAATCTCTTTTCCTCTTATCAGGTGGGTAGAAACTAAACTCTGCTCCGATTGAACCGTGGAGCATATTTTCAGGTCTATAGATAGTTGATGCACCAAATTCAGGATAAAGGGAATGAACCAATTTAATATAATCCTTCGCTTCTTTACTCACGATCATTCTACCGCGGAAACTTCTCCAATATCTGTTAGCACTGGGGGGCCACGGCAGAACAAGATCTATTCTTTTCTCAGTCAAATCAAACTACATCAACTAATTGAATTCATTTGATTTATTGTACCA